GAGCTTATAAATATAATCAATCTGTTCTTTTGCATAAGGATGGATTTTTTCCCACTCTTCTTCGATAAATGGTAGCCTTTCATTTTCATAGGTAACCACTTTGTTTGCTTCATATTCAAAGTAATACTGAGTCATTGTAAATGCCAATTCACACATGCTGCTAGCATTTATTCTCTGTCCAAATTGTCCATACCAAGTCTGATGTTTAATAGAAGTGTAATGCCTCCTATATCTATTTATTACATTGTCATTGACAATGCTACAATAAAAATCTGGATCATTCAACTGATGATACAGCCAATACATGTCTAGGGCTGCGTTATTGAACTTGATGTTTCTACTAGTCCATGATTCTAGATGTTCTAAATCCAATTTTTCTTTCATCTTCTCCTGCATTTGTGTTATATTTTCTGGTTTCTTCTCTTTCATCAATCTTGGAGCCTTGAAAAGGCTGTTGCCACCAGACAGGTATTGGTCATTTCCTAAGAAAAATGCAAGAATAGATGTATAATTTATATCTCCATATTTAATGTGTCTCATGGTGTTGCTATCAGACCCCATTATTAGAACATATAATGGGAGTTCATTATATTCACCAAAGAATTCAGCTGGGAGGTAAGATCGGTTCGGGATGTTTTTCAATATTGGATTGTAGATTTTTTTCAACTTGCAATTATAAAGAAGACAGGCTAAATAAGCTGTTTCCATAGATGCACCATTTGTTATCAAATCTATTTGATAATTGATCGCTTGAACTGCATCATCATGATAGCTAGATGCACTAGGCCTGTAGATTATCTGCCATATCTTTTTTTGCAATGAGGGTAAACATATGTCAGCTAAGTACAAAATGCTAACTATTTCAAAATATACCCTACTAAAAACTGTTTTTTTTGGGGATATTATGTGCTGGGACATTCTTTGGTAAATCTCATATAAATAAAATGTTTTTAAAGCAACTTCATCATTGGAAGCATCCATTCTAGCTCCTGAGTCATCACTATGTGCAGTTGCATTAAACTCCATCTCAGTCGTAACCCTCGACATAACATGCTTAAAATGCAACTGGCTGATAGCATGATAATAGGAAGACAAATAATTGAATATGCCCATGACAAATCCGAAAGGCACAACTGCACTGTCTATGCTAGTGCTCTTTTTGTCCATTATGATTTTCCTCCAAGTCTGCCTTATAGCCCGGATTTTCAGTAGAGATCTTATATGTGCAGGTGGTTTTGGAGTTATCTCAGTGCTTCCTTTGGTAGCCACCACAGTATAATTTTTTTCATTGTAGACCACCTTTGTAGGTTGTACTTGATGAGGAGACAGTTTTTGTTTCAATTCTTTGATTTTAATCAACTCAGGTGTCATCAATTTATCCAATTCCTGATCTCTTTCATATCTGATATAAATATCACCGTTTTTTTCATAATAATAGAACTCTTGATGAGGCTTTGGCAAAAGTTTTGTGTTGTTAAATAGGACATCACCCTTTTCATTTGTATAATAATATAAATCTGAAGTAGATTGATGTTCAGTTTCTATTATTTTCCTGTTTATTTCTTTACCATTGACATCTTTATAAGTTATGTTATCATCATATATAAATCTGCCCAATTTCTTTTCATCTTCAGTGAACTCCCCATCCCCTTTCACTACGCTATATTGATATCTTCTGTTATTTCTAAGTCCATCAATTATATTTTTCCTGAAAATATACTTCTTACTATAGTATTTATCAAAGAAGTAAGTGTATTTTTCCATAAAATCACTAGGCATGATATCAGCTAACCCTGCCATAAAATAATGCCATTTCGTGTAATTCATTTCTGGTCCCCACCTTCTACAATCCATGGTCATAAAGTATTTCTTACCATTTTTCACAGTAGTGGGTATGTTTTCAACAATTTTATTGTGGATCCATTTACTCCTTTTCCCACTGCTTATACTTATCATCTCATTAGGTGTCAATTCTGACAAATAACCAAAGAACAATTCCATAGTGCTAGTGAATAACTTAGATTTGTAATTCATGACAAAGATTTCTCGATTGCCACCCCACTGTATTTTATCCACTACATGGAAGTATATCTCCCCATAATTCTCCTTAATTAACTCTTCCATCTCTTCTATTCTCTTAATATCTAATTTTTGTATACCTTCTTTAGCTTTATTGTCTGAATTTTGATAAGTAACAGTATTATTTTCAAACAGTCCTATATATTTTTTGACATCCCTAAAGAAATCCTCAGGCATTTTCTCTAAAGTGTGCTCATAAACTACTTGATATCCTTTTTTTCCAAAGAATGTTTCATTCAACAAATCACTTCTCATTCCTGTAGGAAGTGCAAGAGTGGTTATTGTATTCTCAAAGATCTGCTGGTATTTGTTTTCAATTATTGTTTTATTGGCTACTGATTTTAATAAACTTGCAGCAAACAGACCTTGTGTGTAAGGCAATTCATCACAATAGGCATGGTTATCTTCTTGAAGTCTTAGCATCAATTTGTCTAAGTCTTGATCAAAAGGTATGGCTGTTCTGGCATGCATATCCTCAAAGTTGAAAGCATTGTATTTATCTATAAAAGGTCTTAGGGGTTTTAGAACACCTTTAGCATTTTTGATCTGTTCAGTCACAGTTTTGATGGGTGCTTTAGACATGGGATATTTATAATAAATAAATTCTGTGAAATCTTCAACATTAGTGTAAACATGCATTTTCGGTGAAAATATGTCTCTCAACCTGTAGCTCATTGACCATTCTTTCACTTTAGCAGCTTTCCTAGAACTTTCTTTTACTAATTCCAGCAAATCATTGAACAGCAGCATATATCTTTCCTTAATACAAAGCACCAGATGACATTGGAGCCAGTCCTTACACTGAATAGCAAATTCAGGTAACATCGATAGACTATCCGTTGCAAGTCCTGTCAGTCCCATGGTAATATACCTAAGGTTATGTAATAAAACTTCACTATTTCTTTTGTTGTGGAAAAATAGTATCACCCTCATCATGCTATTTTGACAGAACTCTTCAAAATCATAAGTGTATCTGTCCAACCTTTCACTCCACGTCATAAGTAAACCACCAAGTAGTTTAGTTGTGGTGCTTATGGCATCTGTCATGATAGTGTTGTGTAATTCCATCCATGGTGATTCTATATAATTCACCCCGTTTATTATGTGGTTTTTATAACTTGTCTGTTTACCGAGATTTGTGCAGATTTTATCCACCTCTTTGGAAACAGGGAAAAGGAGTTTAAATATCTTACTACAGTCTTTATTTTCTGCTTGCCTACCTCCTCTTACTAAAAGTAAAACATTTTTATAACCGCAGTTGTCAAACATCACATATTTATTATTGACATTATTGGTACTCAGGTAAGTTAAGCTGTGTGCAAAGAGATCATTAAAGTCACAGATTGCAGCCAGCCTTGTTCTCTGTAAATATTCTCTTTCTTTCTTGGAGTTGGACAACAATTTTTGTTTTAATTTGATATTAAAAACTCCGTCAAGGCCTGGATCCTCATTTAACAATTCAACCTGATCATCTTTCAGATCAGTTGAAAGATAATTGATTAAATCTCCCCATATCTTATTAGAACTTTCCAAAGTCATTTCCTTGCTTTCTGTTTCGAACAAACCTGTCATATAATTAATGTCATTGCCTTCATCATCCTTTATATTGTAATTGCACTCCTTTTCAAACCCTTCAGGGTTATCTACAAGTTTTAATTTTCTAGCTCTCACATATCTAACATTTCTTGTGGCTTCAAACCAAGTAGTGTATAGATGACCGATTTCAGGATGATTTTCCGCATCTTTAACTTTACTCAACTTAAGGCGTCTGCATTCTTTCATCAACTGTTGGTAAATGGATAAAGTAACCAAAGAAAATCCTACATTTGCTGGATTTTCTTCAAACTCACCCTCATTTAACTCTATTTTCGCTTTGATCCTTCTAATGATTTCATTAGTGTAAGGTCCAAACACGTAATTGAGATTATTAATAAAGTCATTATTGTCACTCCCCTTGTCTTCTTTCGAAACATTTGGCAAAGGTAATATGAAAGGGTTTTTATGTTTAAAAACTCTCGTGTTACAGAATTGATCTGTTCTACCGAAATCGTTTTCATCATCCAGGTTCTTGTTGAATTTAACCAAGTTTTCAGTTAAAACCTCCTTGTTTACCCTCTTTGTGGCTAAGAGGGGTAGAC